GAAGAGTTCATAACAGACCAGATGATTCTGCTATACTCTATTATTCTAAGTGTATTGTACGGACGTATAAGTCTTTCAACATAACTTAATCTTGATATTGCGTTTCCCTTTGCGTAAGATATGTAGATTATTTGAGAATCATAAAGAGTCCTCTTTTTTCTAGGATCGTTAGGATTCTGAACCCAGATATTAATTATCGATCCATCCTCCTGCTTTTCTACACTGGGTATAAGAGTTATCGGATCTAATTCCTTAAATCCAACTATATTCTTACCGTCGTTGTCAAAGATTATCTCAAAAGATAAGAACCCATCAATCAAAAACTGCCTGAAATATTGCCAAGCTGTAATGTCATCCGAGAAGCCCCAGATATCATAGATTTTCTTGAAGGCATCATATATCTTATCCTTAGATTTATCATTTACTGATGATAGATCTAAGAAATCAGGATAGGCAAAGAAATTGGAGGGATCATAATTTATTGCCTCGTCACATATCGTATCCAGTACTAATTCTATCTCAGGATTCAATGCGAATTTTCTTAGATAATCCCTTTTACCTTTGTAGTCTTTATCAAAATAAGATATGTACTGTTTTACACTTATGTCCTGCTTGGCCAAGCTATAGAGGAAATTTTCATCCTCTATATTCGTCTTGTTCTTATTTAGAAAAGCAGCTTCGGTAGATCCAACAGCCATGGAGTTTCTAACTACCATGTCCTCATACTCCATACCAAATCTAGAGAGTCTCTTTGCGGACTCTCTTATCCTTTGGAAGGTAGAATTCTGTTCACCACTGTCAGTAAATCCAGCCATTATTGTGTTTTAATATTTCTAGAGACAAATTTAAAATTGTTTTCTTTTTTTATATATTCAAAAAATAAGGCCTTCCATAATTAGCTCTTGAAAAGGAAGTTCTCATCGACTACTCCAAATCTGAATCCTCTCTTTTCTGCCCATTCCTTGGCTGCCTTAAATTTTGCCTGATTGGTGATCCAAACCTTGGTGCTGTGTATATAGGAATCCAACTTTTTAGCTGTCATATTTTTACCCTCGTATATAGGCTTCTTAGTTTGAGATTCAGGTTTTATCTCTATGATCCACTCTTGTTCAGTTCCATCCTCTCTCAGTGTTTTGATGTAAAAATCAACGTAGTACTTGTGTGATTTCTGATCTAGAGGATTCCAGTAATCTATCGCTAGTGGCTCAGAACTCCATTTAAGGATATTCTCGTTTCTGTCGCAGTAGTTGCAGAATCTGTGCTCCCATGACGATCTATAAACTATCTTGTTTATGTCGCCAATATATTTGTCCGGGTTCTGTGGTTGAAAGAGACCGGACCTATGAAGTCCATTTGGTTTTACGTTCTTTATGGACATAAAAATTAATTAAACGTTGTAGCTATTGTCGTCGCCAGTTATGTAGCTAAACGGAATAGTTTTTGGGCTTTTAGGCGGATGTATCTTTTTCCATCCCTTAGCAAATCCATTTTTAGCTATCTGCGTGAAATATGCAAAAGGATTGTTCGATTTAGCTGGGTCGAATCTGTTCCAATACTTACAGAGATCCTCCATGGCAAAAGCCATGCAATCATCCTTATCGTCTGGATCCTTATAAGCCATTTTTTTAGATATTCCCTCTATCATCAAAGTGAACATCTCGATAGTTTCATTTGTAAGCTGGCCTTTGGTCTTGGACTCATTAAAAGCCCTTAAAAGATCGCTGTTTCTGACGTAAACTTTTGCCATTTGTGTTTGATTTTTGTAAATAAAAAAATCCCTCTATTTCTAGGGGGATTGGTTTAATATTGTAGATTTATTTTACTTTGTTGTTTCGTCTTCCTCGTCGAAATCCTCAGCGGAAACCTTTGCGGATTTAGATGGAGCTGTTGCTAATTTGCCCTTTGACGATTCTACGAAGCTTTTTCCTGATTTACCTTGATTTGGGTTGTCAGGAGCAAAATAAAAGTTACGACTTAATTTTTTTTTTCAGCCTCAGATTCGTGGATGTTATACCCCATGTGGTTTCCATCAATATCAAAATCAACTTCTCCTGTTCCTTTTTTACCAGGCGCTTCAGATAAACCTTGATTAGAAGCTATCGTTTTTATCACCTTCTTTGTTTCAGGATTGAGGTTTCTAGTGATCTTCTTTGGTGAAGCTAGATTTTGTTGCTTTGTATTTGGCTTGTTAGTTTCTTTAGCTTTTGTTCCGTTAACAGGAGCTTTTTCAATATTCGAATCGTTTGATTCCTGAACATTGTTATATCCTATCTCGTAACCATTTACATCGAATTTAGTAGGCTTCTGTCCATCAACCCCTTCAGCAAAATTAGCTGCCTTTGGATTTTTTAGGTCCTTAGCCATAGGCTTGTCAGATTTTTCTTCCGGTGCCTCTACCAAGTTTGGCTGTTGTGGTTTAGTTTTTACAGACTTCTTTTTGTCAGGAGCAGCAGCATAGTTTTGTACAGATTTTTCTGATTTAACCTTTTTTCCAGTCTCTGGAGCAACTGCCATACCGTTTGATTCCTTGATTTCCTCTTCTCCTTCTTCGTCTTTTGAAGCCATTTCATTGTCATCAGCAGCCTTATTAAGAGCTTCTTCTAGATCTTGAATCTCATCTATTCTGTGATCCTCTGTTTTTCCAGCGTCAGTCAAAATAGTATATCTTCCTGAAGTGTTATCTACAGATATGATCTTTCCTGTCTCTCCAGACTCTTTTATCTTAACATAATCACCAATGGAGAAAGCGTCGTCTTCCAAAAGATCCATGTCGATCTCTAGATAGTCATTTTCGATTCTATCAATCTCCTCGTTAACAGCAGACCATTTATTTCTAAGTACCTTCAATTCTCTTTTTAAAAGAGCCTCAGCTTCTTTGATTGAAGCCTCATTAGCTATGATAGGATTCTTCATAGCTTCCTGTATCTTGTTTAGCTCTTTTTCTACCTTACCAATGTTTGAAAGTATCTCTGTTCTATCATTAACTAGAATAGATTTACTTCTAAGCTCCCCCTCTAAGAATTCAGTTAAACCTTGAGAGATATCATATCTCAAGGACTCTTTAACCATCTTAACGGCTTGTACTGCATTCACACGGTAAACTGAATTCTCTTTCATAGCTTCGTTTACTTTCTGCAAGTATAAAGATCCGTCCCACTTAAACAGATTAATTCTTAATCCCTCATAAATTCTAGAAACTAAAGACTTAGCAAAATCAAGTTCAACTATAGAATTGAGGTTTTCATAAACCGAAATAACCTGATTAACTACCTTCATGTCATTATAACCTGAAGTAGAAGAAACTTCTAGTCCTATAAGTTTTCCTAGTTCTGAAATTGATTTAAACTTCAATTGGGTTTTTCCTAAATAAACGTTAGGTGATCCTTCTAAACCTTCTGTTATTTTAATAAGCTTCTTGCCAATGTAGAAATTAACCCCACTTTCATCTATTCTAACTATAGGATCGTTAACTATTGAAACGATATTTAAGAAGTCACCGCCAAATTTTTCAAAAGCCTGATCAGCTGAGATCTTGTAGATCCCCTCTTGATTAGCTTCGAAAATTGAACCATTCATGTAAAATCCGAAAGATCCATCATTAGTGAAAACAGGAGAATAAACTCTCTCAACATATGATTCGTTCTGTGCTAGCTCAGGGATATTAAGCTTGCTAGCATTTGTTTTTCCCTCGTTTACATTCAAGAAGTTAATCAGGTTTCTAACCGCTGGGTTAAAAGAATACATTGAAATGTTCTTAACTAGCAATCTGTTAGATTTATCCTCAGAAACCATCCAATTATTCAATGACTCGTAAAGTCCATCGTAGAATTCCCTAGATCCGGAGTTCTTTATAGAATCTATGACTTTGGAAACTTCTATCTCTCTATCAAAATCATTTCTCTTATTAATTAGTGACTCGTAAACAGACTTAGCTGTTTTATCCCACTGTAAATCAGAAATATCCTTTATAAAATTGTCAATCACATGATACTCGCCAATTCCCTTTGTTGAAATTAGGTTTCTGTAGTTTTCCAACATTATTTTAACTCCAAAATGCTCGGAGATAGGAGAAACACTTATCTTATTGATGGCTTTAAGAACACCCAAATCCTTAACAGACTCCGACAATAAGAAAGAGTTAGTAGCACGATCTCCATCTAAACCAGACAGAGATTCATTTAATCTATTTACTTGGCTGGTGTTTAATTCATTTCTATTATCAGTTACCCAGGTTCCTGAATTTTTAGAAGATTTATTAGACCCCCATGATTCCATCAAAGAAGAAGCAAGCTTCTTAGAAGCTTCCATTTCTCTTTTTCTAGCCTCCGTGTGCAAATCTATATTCTCTCTTAAGAAAGAACCAATTGCATCGTCATTTTCCTTAATCTGTCCTAGGCCTTCCATAAGGTTGTCTCTAGAAAAAGAGTTATTTAGAAAGTTTTCACAAAGAGAACTCACCTCCGGTGACTTTGTTGTTTCTTTCAATTTTTTTACTTTATTTATAAAATCCATGGGTTGTATGTTTTTTTCAAATTATATATCTAGTTTACGAGATTTTTCTTATATATCACTGTCGGCAAACCATTATCTCGACTCTGACTCTTTTTCCTGTGTGGCTATTGCATATCCTTATGCCACCGTTTTGATAAACCGGCCCTGGGAAAGATAAATTCCATCCTATTTCGCCAGAATCAACCGTTGTGACATTTGGTCCGCTTAATATCATTATTTCACCCATATAATATGTTTTTCCCTGATATTCCCAAGTAACCCATCTATCCTTTGGTAAAACGTCATCCGGATAAATTCCTTTAAACACTATGAAATTCACAAATCCAGAGGGGTCAACTATATCAGTCTGGCTCAAAAAAGAGCACGTACCTGGTGCTAGGTTTAAATTTACCTTAGAGAAAGCGCTAACTTCCAACTCAAAGTCTTTTAGTGAAACCATCACCTGAGCATTTAAAGAGGTTCCTGAATCTATAACAAGATCACTCTTCTCGAATTTGAACCCTTCTGGTTCGGGTGGACAAGGTACCGGTCTAGTTGCCATAATTTTAATTAGATGTTATCACCACCAGTTTTACTGCTCTGGACGTTATATTAGTAAAGCTAATCCCTCCTAACTCTGGGTTATAAGAAGGTCCGGTGTGCCCATAATAAGCAAAAGGACTCATATTCCACCCCGCCCACGAATTAACACTCTGCTTAACAGCTCCAGAAAGAGACATTATCTCGCCCATTGGGTATCTTTCGTCCCCTCCATAGTCCCAAAGAAGAAATTTCTCGGAGGACGAAGACTCCGGTAAGTAGTAAGCCCTTGCAAATATAAAACCAGCTTCATTCGCAGTTTCACTATAGTCACCAGGATCTATACTCACTGTTGTATCTGGTGCCAAAACAAACGTCTGCTTCTGAAACGTCGAGAAAACTAGAAGCGGATGGAAAAAAGATCCTAAATTTATAGACTCAGCAACCTGTGATTGCTGATGTACATTAAATCCAGAATTGAAAAATCTAAGCTTATAAGGATCATTTTTATACTTGAATGTCCAATTTATTATAGAAAGCTGATCCCTACTTGTTTTTGCTACATTTCTATAATTAGTAACAAAAGAGCAAGCACCAGGAACAAATACAGGATTTACAAATCCACCCTGTAAGTTATCGGACCCAGTAGAAGAACTAGAACCGCCATCAAAATCAGTATTATTAGACACCATTAGTGTATATATTTACACTACACCGAAAGAAGATAAAAAATTATCCTCTAGGTCTCCATTTAGACCTATTAATTTCATATTCATTTCTATTATTAGGTAAAATGTTATCTGTATTATATCCAGGATCAAGATCAACTAAGTTATCCACAGGGTTTACTATTTCGTTTGTCTCAATGGACTCTGGTTTAATTTCTTCCTGTGCATCTACCTGTGGGCTAGAGATTCCGGGATCTGGATCGGACTTAGAGTCTTCTTCTATCTCATGAGATCCAGAGTTACCTAAATCTAAGATTTCAGGGGATTCCAATTCTTCTTCTACGCTTTCGAATTCTGAAGTATCAGGAGTTTCTGGCTTTATGTAATCAACCAATGACTTTATAAACCCAAGAGCAACTAAAGGGAGTATTGCACCAGATATAATAGAAAGTATCCTTTTCTGGTATATTAAATCCTCCTCTATAAGACCGAATAGCTCGGACCACATTTTAAAATCACCAATGTTTATATAGGCATAGTAGGTATTTCCCATAGCCTGCATAGCGGTCAGTACTATAAACAAAGCCCACACTAAGAATTTATTCATCTTATCTAAAGCTATTATGGAAGCCAAAGAAGCAGCTGCTCCTAATTCAAAGGCTATGGCTAAAGAAATAGAAAGCCACTTTGGATTGGTCAAATCAAAGAACTGGACCACGTGTATAGTAGAAATTACAGAAACAACAAGATACAGAGTAACAAAAGTCCCTATAACGAAGTATTTCAATGCATTGCTTTTCACTTTGTTTGATCTATTTTTGACTTTATATCGGATAAAGATGATTTGCCCTTATCGAAATCGTCCTCATAAATTAAGAAATTAAACATTGTCTGATTCATGGATTTCTCTAAGTCACTTTTAGTTACACTAACTTTTTGCAAAGAATCCACAGAAATGTTAAGGGTCTTAATCCCTTTTTCAATCCTATCAACGTCGCTATTTACCCCGCATTGTCTTAAAAAGATCACAAGAACCAATACGATAGAAATCCACCATGAATTTGATTTAATTTTTTCTAGCATTTTCATTTTGTTTTTTTATATTTATCTCAAAAAATATAGAGCATAAAAAAATAGCCAGTTTACTGGCTATTAATTATCACTTTTATATTAGCACATTTCTAGACCTTGCTCGGCTGCATTAAGTTCTTTCTGAAGATCGTTAACAACCAAATTATCCTCTTTAACGTTACTAAGAGCGATGTCAATAGGTTTGAAAACCTTTATAAAATTCTGGGCAGAATCCAATCCCTTCCCTTTACCTTTAGATAAAAAGTAGTGACTTGCTTCGATAGTTAGAGCTCCAAAATAAATTGTGTTATCCTTAACTCCATCAGATTCAGCTTTCTGGATAGATTTGTTTATCTCGATAATACCCAAAGATTCAGTTGAACTCCACTCAGCATCTTCATTTATGTATTTTTTAAACATAGATAAAGTAGAGGAGTCCATAGAAACAGCATAGACTTTCTTAGAAAGCTCTTTTCTCTTTTCATCAATCTGTTTCTTTAAAGCATCAACTTTAGCATCGTCAACATTAACTTTAACACCATCAAAATCAAAAGCTGCGCTCTCTGATGGCAATCTGTCAAGGTTCTCAGATGTGGCTAAAACTACATCGTCTTGGTTTTTTACTGTTTTTCCCATTTTAATATCTTTTTACTTTTATACTAGACCACAATAAATTTGTTTCTATCCTATATCGAAAATATCTATATCGTTGGGATCTTTTTTAGGCGGTATCTGTGGCATTGTAGAGGTTTCTATAGTTAAGTCGGACTCTAGCCTGTTCTGATCCAAATACATTTTTAAAGCCCCTCTTAAATCCTTAGCTGGATATATCCTTGCTGGCTCTTCCGGACCAATATGAACTAAAAATCCGCTTTCTGTCTCTATACCAAGTTCCTCTTCTAATATTAGTCTATAAAGAGATATCTGAATAGAATACTCGTTATGGTGGTTTTCATATAACGTGTTAAAAGGCCTCAATAATTTTTTATATCTTCCCTTTGGGTGCTCGTCATGTTTGAATTCCTTATTGGTTTTCCAGTCCCCTATTATAAAAATCATTTTATTTCTAGAAGAATCCCACATTAAAAAGGGTTGATCTATAGTACCAGCAATTCTCCACTTTCTGGAAAATATCTTCAGCTCAGATTTAAGTGGTATCAGATTTTTAAATTTAAGTTCGTATATGGACTTAAATTTATTCACTCTTTCTAAGAAATCAGCATCTTCAGGTAATTCGGGATTTTCCCCACCCCAAAAATCCTCTATCCATTTATGAACTCTGGATCCTAAAGAGGTAGCTTTATTACCTGCTTCGGTCCATTCATTCTCTATTACCGACGGATCTACCCCTCTCTGTCGAGCCTTCTCTTTGATCCAGTAATCCCTATTGAAAGGCTCCTTAAATTTTTTCAAGAAAGTAGTAACTGAATCAAACTGTATATCCCTATATCTGTAAGTATGCGAGCCCTCTTCAAAAACAAAATTAGGATCGCTGAATTTACTTATCTCTCTTTCTATACGACTCTTCTCTAACTCGATAATCTCGTTCATATTGGATTACAGCAAAAAATTAAAAATTAAATAAATCAGAGTGGAAGGAAATAAAAAGAAGTAAAAAATAAACCACATCCAATTGAATTTTTTGAATATAAAGTAGTAAACGACTAAGAAAGATTCCTCATCCGTTCCATCTACAGGGTCCAAAGATATGGAAATCATTTCTTCTATTCCTGCCTTCCTCAGATACTCATTTACAGGTTTTAACGCATCAAAGACAAAGGAGGGCCTAACCTCTTTTCCTAAATCTGGAGACATTGTCACCTCCGGTGGTAAATTCACAACAGTGTAAATCCGGCAAAGCCAGTCATATCTAAGATTCTTTCTAGTCCAGATTATCTCCTTAGCTGATTCAGACTTGACTATCTTCCGATACTTAAGGTATATTAAAAATTCTTTTAGTGCAGAAAACATAGTATCTTCATTTTATTATTATAGACCCAGATGGGTTAGTGTTTCTTAACCTTTCTCTTTATCTGAGCTCTAGCTCTTCTAATTCTAGTTGCGATCGATCTCTTTTTTATGCCATACTTATGGGCTATGTCCTTGTATTTCATACCGTTTATCTCCCGGTCTATCATGATATCACGATATATTTCAGGAAGAGCACGGATCTCGTCTATAACAGAGTCGTAGATCTCCTCTAGTGTGTTCTCCTCTTTGAAACAGTAATCAGGTGAATCCTCTAGAGTGTAAGAACCATCAGTAAGAGTATTTGAATTTTTCTTATTGGAGTGATAGTCTATCTCCTGATCACTCTGTGAAACGAATCTGCTTCTAGACTTTATAAGAAGTAGACTTTCATTTCGGGCTATATTATAACACCAAGTGGAAAAATTAGCTCTCTCGCTATTGTACTGATCTATCTTGGTCCATATTTTGGACATAGTATTGATGAAAGCATCTTCAGCTTGCTCTCTATCTTTTAGAATTACGAAACAATGGTTTAGTATACCTGGTCTAAGTCTGTCAAATAAATCAACGAAAGATTTTTCATTCTTCTCGATCAAAAAAATCTCCGCTAGGGATTGGATGTTGTTCTCTTTTTTAGCCATATTTAATATAAAAATTATCGATTTTAAAGTTTAACTACCTCAATTCCGCCCATTAGGAGGAATGGAATTGATTCTTTTTTCCTATACAATTCAGTAAACACAACCTTTTTTACGCCTGATTGTATAATAAGTTTTGAACACTCAAAGCAAGGCGAAAGAGTTACATATAGTGTAGACCCATCCGAGCTAAGCGTGCTCTTGGAAAGCTTGGTTATAGCATTAGCTTCAGCGTGCAATACCCAAGACAATGTGTTATTTTCATCATCCTCACATTGGTTAGGAAATCCAGTTGGCGATCCATTATATCCATCGGATATTATAGATTTATTCTTCACCACCAAACAACCAACCTGAGCTCTCTTACAGCTTGAATTTTTAGACCAAGCTGATGCCATCTCTAAATATATCAAATCCCTATTCCTGTCTTTATCGGTAGTATGAATAGAATCATCCAAAAAACAATGGAATCCACCAGTCTCCGAATCCTTGGATATCCTCCAATTTTCATTTTCCAGATAGAAGATGTCATCCAAAAAATCAAGTCCACTATATAGTTGAGATCGAATTTCAGTTTTCATTAGGGCAAGGTATTAAATAGTATTTCTCGCTAATATACTAAATAAACCCGTAGAAAAAATTATGGTCCCTTAAATTCTTCTAGAATCGGGTCTAAAAGGATCGGGGTTGTATATATTAAGAGGCCCGCTTAAAGATCTAGCGATACTCCCAAGAAGAGCTTTTATCTCATTCATATCACCGGATGGAAATGCGGAGCCACCAGATCCACTACCATCTCCACCGGACTTGCTAGTGGTGGAAGAAGATGTTGAATTCCCGCCTCCCCCACTGCTCTCAGATTTAGCCTCCGAAGAAGCAGCAGCTGGGGCTGAAGGCTGCGGTGAAGACTGTGCCTGTGGAGCTTCAGCGGGTGCAGGCTTGCTAGGTTTAGAAAGAGCTGCGTTATTTTTTTCAACCTTGGTTTCAGATTTTTTACCGGCAGGCTCTGAAGCTGGTTTAGCTAGAAGGCCCAATGCTGTTTTAGCAGCTCCAGCTGCAGATTTTACAGATTTTTCATTCCCTCCAAATAATTTATCATCTAGATTACCAGCAGGTTTGACTTCAGAAAGTTTGGATAAATCAGATTTTACTTGTCCAGCAATTTCAATTTTCTTTCCGGCCTCCGCAGAACCAGATTCAGATTTCTTCGACTCCTCTTTTTTAGATGCAGATTTTTCACCGCTGGTCACTTTTGCTAGCTCAGGTGATGTTACATTTGCTGCACCGGTAGATTCAGATTTTTTTCTAGCCTCATCAAACCTTCTGTTAGCTTCTTCGTCCTTGAATCTCTCAATCTCATAATTAAGTCCTTCACTGTCATCTGCTAAATCAGGATCCTCCTTAATTAATTTGGCGACATAAGCATCAACTTCACTTTGAGATGGATAGAAATCTTCCAAAGTTGCGTTGTTTATTCCACCTTTTTCTGCAATAATAGATTCTATAGTCTTTTGATTATTACCCCCTGCCTCACCTTTTGCGCCAATAAGTGATTCTGCCGTCGCAGAGCTAGGTGCAGCAGAATTCCCTTGTTCAGATATCTTTTTAGTTAAAGAATCTAGAACGGTCAATTTGTCGGAATCACTTTTAGTGTTAATACCCTCTGCTGAATCCTCCGCTATCTGATTCTGTATTCTTTTTCTCATTGCCTCGATGGAATATTTACCATCGTCGCCAACCAAAAGATTATCGTCTCCAGAGCTCTCAACATTGAGAATCCCGTCTTTTACCATTTTTTTTATCTGCGGGATTGAGTTCAATCCATCTATAAGATCTGATACATTTAGAGGTACAACTTTGGAACCACCGGGGATTTCCATTATTTCTGGACCATTTTCACCTACCACGTATGTTCCTGGCTCAGTTGCCTTCCCGCCATCCTTCAAAGCTCCTTTTATGGGGACTTTCTGTTGAGCAGGACTGGTCCCTTTAGATGACATTAACTTTGCTATCTCCTCCTCGTATTGTCCCATCAAATCTTCAAGACCAAAAGCTTTTAGAATCTCCGCTCCTTTCTTTACTGCATCGTTTTCGGGAAGATTAGGCTTTTTTTTAGGATCTGAGGCTTTAGCAATTTTATCCGGAAGACCTTGAAGGTCCTTAGAGACAGATTTTGATATCTCCTTAAGATCTTTAGAAACAGATCCTGATACAGCTCCCAAATTTTTATTGGTTTGCTTTAGCTCTTTAACAACCTCTGCTAAGTTCCTGGAAACATCCAATAGCTGTTTGTACTCATTGCTATCCGCCATCAATATTAAATTATTTGATTTATATATTTAATATTATCTACGGAGGGTGAAAACGTTCTTTTTACCATCTGCTTCCAGAGTGCTGTTGTTGTCTTCCTCTATAACAAGGTTCAGCTTATCAAGCCATATTTGGTATTCGTAGTACGGTATAGACTCCAACCAATCCGGGTCTATTTTGTGCTCTTGCCAGAGTCTAAATTTAATATCAAAGAAGTTTTCTAAGGATATCTGAAATAATGAAAAGTGATCTAATCCCGCCGGGAAATGATATTTCAGCGGAGACCTCCCTACCTCCGCACTTAGGACATTTAACAGAAGCTTTTGCCTTAGTCCCTATCTTTATTTTTTCAGATAATATGAAGTACAAAGAAAATTCCTCCTTGGTCCAATAATCCATCTTTCTTAGCTCATTCATCATAAATTGATTATCCATCACTCTCCATTCATCAAATAGGAAAGGAGATATCTTAAGGAAAGAGTCATCAACATCGATATTATTCTTTAAACAATGAGCAGTGAACTCGGATATTCTTTGGGTAACCCCTATGCTAGGAACATACATTTTAATGGGATTACCAGATCCCTCTATTTGAAAGGTGAAGCATCTATTTGAAGCATCGTAATATTTAGAGATCTCAGAGTCCAGAGTATATGAAGCTAACACACCGGTTCTCAATTCAAACCCATTTGTAAGCGGGCACTCCTTTTTATTCTCACACTCAACTTCAGGGAAGAGTATAACAGAGTTCTCGCCCTTTACGAAAGTTAAATCCCTTATTGCTACAATTATGAAAAATCTATCTTCCGACTTAAGATCCTTGTAAGAAACCACACCCTCGTTTGGAAATTCCATAGAGAGGCATCTGTCTAGGATATACCCTAATTTTTCCTCTATATCTAATCTATCGGCCTCATCTATGGTTGAAAAATGACGTATCTCTTTAACTTCTGCAGGTCTAATAGCCATTCTTGAACCCTCAGGATAAAACATCCCCTTGGAAGGTAAAATCTCAACTGGTAAGTTTTTCCAACCTATATCACCAGGGGAAACCTTCCTCGGTTCTGCTTGACCCGTGTTACCAAACGGGGTAGTCTGAGCTCTGTAAAAATTCTGTGCTTTACCTAAGGATGTTACTTCCTGCTGTTCATCCTGAACAGGTTTTACAGTATCTTGGCGATCTGTTAGATTCGCCTCATTAACTTCTTCGGATTCTTTTTCCGGGATTGGATCATATTTTAATCCACCTTCTTCTTCCCTTCTTCTTAGGATTTCTTCGGGTGATAAGTCTAGCATAGGGTATAATTTTTAAAGTCTTTAGTATATTATATACCAATAAAATAAAAAAGCCTCAAAAATATTGAGGCTATTGTGTGGTTTATGAAAAATTTTACTCTTTTACAAGAATGTATCTTCCCAGTAATCGCATTTCCAAGTTACTGACAAACTATAGATGCTATTTCCCTGATCGTAATCGAGATCCATTGCGTTTATTGGCTCACTTATGAAGCAAGAAGGTATCCTGATTCTTCTAAATACGTCACCTTGCTTATTAAAAACTGAGATAAGAACTGATCCAACATAATCTCTCTTTAATCCCATTGCGCCAGTTAAAGGATTATAGATTAAATCGGACCACTGTCTAAGTATTTTATAGATAGTCATCGAATTGGCACTATTAAGGTTAACCTCAAAATCTATGGTCATATCCATATCTGATGTTGAAGGCTCACCCCCAGCATACCTTCTAGTTGCAAACTTATAAAACTGTTCAACCGGAGCTGAAGGTTGAATATCTACAGCTAAACCGCTAATGCTTTTAACTTGCTGTGTAAGAATAAACTCGCCCTGGAACTGAGTTGCAGCTTCAGTTATCGCAGCAGGTGGGGTTATAAGAACCTCAAATTGGTTCAAATAAACCGGCTCGTAATAGTTTCTAGCCGCTGTAGACTGATTGAAATGTGGTAATCCTGCCATTTATGTTATTTTTTTATAGGAATGTGTCTTCCCAATAGTCAACCGCCCATTCCATGTTATCGATCTTGTAGATCTCCTCACTGGTATAATTTAATCCCATGGCGGAAACCGGTTTTATTGGGAAGCAATCTCTGCAAACTACTCTTCTATATACATC